AGCCGCGTTTGTTACGATCTTCGAATGCCTCAGTGAGACCGACTTTGTTTTTGCTACCTTTAGTACGAACGCCTGGGTATGCGCTGAATACATTATCAGTTGCATCACCACGCATACATTTTTCGAACAAGATAAATTCCGGATCACCCAGTAGTTTGGGCTCCTTAGTTTTCTTGTCTACAACCTGTCGCCCCTTATCATCAAAGAAGCCCTCGAGTGTAATTAATTGATTGGCAACACCATTATATTGCTGGACACGATCAGAAATAAGCTGATAGTAATCAGTGTCACTAGAAATAATATAGATTTGATCATTGGGATGCAGTGCAATAAATCTTGCAATAATATCATCAGCTTCGGCGTTTTCATGACGAATCACTGATACGTTAGTTTTATCACGAAGGTAGTTAGTAAACGTTTCGTATGTTTCCCAAAACATTTCGTTTTCTTCTTTTTCGGCTTCAGTCATGGCTTGTTGTGCTACTGCACGATTTGCCTTATAAGGCTTGTAAAAGTCTTTTCGCCACGACCTGCCTTCTAGTGCAAATACTGTGTGATCAATACCAAATTTGCGATAGATTTGATTTACACTTGCAAGAGATAAATGCAATGCCATACCCACTTTAGCCCACGCATCTGTATTACGACTGGCAATATGGCGCGCTCGAAAAAAAGTATTTGCAGTATCGATTAGAGCATATTTCATTTTTGTGGTAATTAGCTATAGGAATATTAAGTATACTACTACTTTCAATTTTTGTAAAGATGTTTTTATTATTTTGGGTAGAAAGATTAGCTTATCTCTGTTCTACCGTTACCTATATCTTTGGACATAATTGTTCTAATATTTGCATTCCTGTTACTGGGGTCTGCATCAATTTGCTCATACATTTCTAAAGCTATATTACGGCAAGTATTTTGTAGCCAACGGTCTACTATGATTTCATCGGTATCATCATCTTTAAATTTATAGCCGGCGCGAATTAGATTTAAAACAAATTTATCATTCCAGTCTAGTTCAAACGCCCCGTCGTTGATATTATTTGGGTTGATTTCAACTTTTGTAATTGCTATGTAAGGCTCGTTGCTTGCTGTAGCGATTTCTTTTTCTGATAACTCTTTTTTCTTTTTAGGCGGAGCAGCCTTGTGTTTTGTTTTTTCTATTTTTTCTGTAACGGCTTGTGTTAAGGTTTCAGACTGTTTCTTCGCAAATAATTTTTTTATTTTGTCTAACATTTTTACTTTCCTCAAATAGTGCAAAACTAGCTAGATTTTTAGCTTTGCTTTCACACATGATATCAAATTGTTCATTGAAACTCAATGCCCATTCATTACATGCACGATTCCAATAATAGTCGCTATGGGCACGGAGTTTTTGTTTATTGTACCCAGCTTCTTTTAGAGTAGACATTTCGGGCAAAACTGTTGTTGAATGCCCAACCAAAATATCTTCTCTAGATACAGAGTAATGCATAGCAGGGCGAACGCCGCGCCAACTATCCACCACTCTCCTAACGCTGTCACTAGCTGGGTCAATGTATACCCCTTCACGTACCCAATTGTGATGTATGTCAAGCACAATAGGAACCAAATCACTAAGACTAAGGCAATCATCTAAGCCCCATGCGTTTTCTTCGTTTTCGATTGTGATGCAATTTCTTGCTTCGGGGCTAAGTTTTTTGTAGGCACGTCGGATACCTTCTGGACCCTCTCTACCGGAGATATGGACATTGATTTTGAAATCTTGAAATTGTTTACCGTACCCCATCCAACGGGCCATATCTGCATGATATTCAAACTCCTCTATAGATTTATTTACTACCTCAGGACGATCACTTGCAAGAACCACAAATTGATCAGGATGAAAACTCAATCGAACATCATTGTTGCGGGCAGTCTCTCCCAACGGAGCGAACCAATGTTGCAATAAATTCTGAATGTCGGATGACTTCCAAAAATCTTGCCAATCTTCGTGGGTGTAAAAGCTTAACATATCACTAGTAATACGTAACATGCGTAATTCATTGGGCAGTGTTGCTACTTTTTTAATAAGTGCATGTGTGTTTTGAATATTTTGTTTCGCCACATCCAACACTTTATTAACTGCGGTTTCTTTACTAACACGCCTTGACCAAGCCAATGTAGTGCCGCCGGTATTTAATCCAGGTGTGCTGGCAATCTCACCTTTTTTATTAATCTCTGCCCATTTACAAGCAAAGCCAATACGCCTTACATTTTGATTGAAGCTCATCGTTTTAGCATCTCAATAATTTTTTTAGGATCCATAACTTCATGGGGCATCTTAACACACTTCTCGGTTACTTCATATTCTATAATTTCCCAGTCACTCATGTCTTGCCCTTTACTGTATACTTTGGGCATATTCATAGTAAGCATACTTCTTAACTTACCAAGCGTATCCCACGTTTTGCCCGTTTTAGACCAAACATTGTATACTCCGCCTTTGTGATAGAGTCCTGTAGTTTTATTACGAATTTTGTAATAAGTAGCCATAATAACAGTATATAACAGTTTGTGTTATTTGTCAACCTTTAGTAAATCCTGTAGCTGGTAAATTTTTCTCAGATATTTGCTAGGATTATCCAATACACTAGATTCCATATCGCCCGGTCTTCGGGAACCATATTTAGTTTCAAAGTTAACGTTATTGGTTTCTTTAAAGAGGTTAACCATTTCTAATACTGTGTGTCCTACTCCGTGGCCCAAATGTTCTATTGAATTACTAGGTATATCAATTGCATCTAAAATTGCATTGCATATTTCATTTACATGGACGTAATCTCTTTCGCAGGTGCCGTCTTTGGTTTTATAGTCATCACCAAATATAGTAAAATATCCCACCTTAGGAGCAAGTTTTAAATTATAAAATAGTCCGTCTGGATTAGTTGGCTCTACTACATCGCCTCCTATTACATTGAAAAATCTAAAAATAGTATAATCTATATTGTTTGCCCTACAATATGATTGGACACAATCTTCTGCTGCTCGTTTACTGATTCCGTATGGGCTAGACATTCCCACTGCTGCACCAGTACTAGCAAAAATAAAATTTTTAGTTTTTATACCCTGCAAAACATTTATTGTGCCGTTGATATTTGTAATATAATAATTGTCGGGTTTATAAACACTTTCAGAAACATTTACTAATGCAGCCAAATGCACTAGTGCATCAAATTCTATATCTATACCTATGGGCATTCTGATATCTAAATTTACAAAATTTTTAATCTCAATTAAGGGATCCTTAAGGTCAAGGCAAAAAACCTCATATTTTTTATCTTCTAACAACTTACATAAATGAGAACCTATGTATCCTGAGCTTCCGGTAATTAAAATCTTTTTCATCATATAAATTTAAATAATTCCAATCCAACTAATTCTTCCTGTGGGATAAAGCTTTCGTTTTTACTAAAATGTGTGTACATGTTGGTGTATTTTACAGCAAATTTATGCTTGTTAGTCAATGCACTGCGAATATCATCAATGCACAACACGTTTCTACCCAAACTGTCTATAAACTTATCATATCTAAATTCAGTTTCTTGATTAATTTTAGCAGTGTTGCTATTACTTTGTCTGGGTGTAAAAGACTTAAAGCAAGCATTCCATTTATCAAATACTTCCATTTCTTTTTTCTGATTATAAATTAATGTGCCTTTGTTGTACCATTCATTCGCGGTAGAGAACATATTATATGCTCCTAAGATATCCTCTGCCATATCTTTTTTATTTGTTTCAAAAAAGAAATGACCATCAAAATTATTAGTCCAGCGTTGATTTTCAAGTACGAACGTAGGCAATTGAATTTGCTGTTCATAGAAAGCCATACCATAACTTTCTACTGTGCTTGGATTAAATGCGACACGGCAACTAGTAATAAAATCAACTTTTTCTTGTCCAATAACACTAATTGCAATCTTATAATCAACACCTAATTCTTTTAATCGTGCTTCAAATTTCTTAGCACCATTTGCATTAGTCATTACCCTTGCCGGAAGTTTAGTTTGTTTAATGAGTTCTAAATATAGTTCTGGATTTTTGCCTTCTTCCCAACGACCAATGAACAATACGCCTTCTCTTGGTTTAATATGTTGTTGTAATAGTTCAGGTTCTGTAATAGG